GCCAGGTTGCGCTCCAGGCGAATCCCGGTTTCGTCCTCGATGGCGCGGATCAGTTCGCGCTCGCCCCCGGCGCCTTTGTTCCTGCTACTCGCGCCCATCTTTCGCCGCTTTCTTGTCTTTGAGTTTGTTCCACTCCCTGCGCTGTTTCTCGCGCCGGTAGGCGCCGGGAATCTGTACCGCCATGCCCAGGACAAACGCGCCCCAGAATGGCGACAGAACCCACCACCACGACCAGGCAATCAGTCCCGCCAGCTTCAGTCCGATCAGCATCAGCAGCAGGTTGTCGATTAATCGCCCCATGCGCTCACTCTGCCCTTTCACGAATTAGCACCTCCGCCTGGATTCTTCGAACTTCGGGGATTTCCCCTTGTCGCCGCCAGATGTAAATCGCTTGCCTGCTAACACCCAGGGCGCGCGCGGTCTGCGCGACACCGCCGAATGTCTTAATAATTTCTTCCAGTGTCATCGGTCGTTCCCTCTGATTTGACAGCGACACCGTAAACCCTTAGCTTTCGCCCTGTCAAATCTTTTTACACATCAAAGGGGCAGAAAATGGTTGGCAAATTATCAGACGACACAAAAATGAGCGGTTCACGCATCCCGATTCTGTATTGCTGGAATCACGGAATACCGCATCCCTGGTCGACTCCGAACGACGAACTGCGAAAATCCATCCAGGCAACACAAGGCGAATATGAGTCGTTCGACATCGGCGAACCGGGCATCGTTGGGAACCTTCTGGAACCCGCCCTGGTCGCCAGTGTATGCGACGAACTGGGATTGCCAGAACCCGAATTGACGCCACCTGTATACAAACGCGACACATTCGAAGCTAGTTGCGACGGATTGGTTCAGGTTGACCAGCCGGTGATTGTTCGCAGCGCCGGGATTGTCGACGTTCAGGGTGGCGAACTTACCCTGTCCGGTCCGGTGCCGATCGAGTGCAAATGCACCACCGCGCCACCGACGGACGAAATCCCGCTGTATCGGGGGCCGATCCAGTTACAGGCGCAAATGCTGGCGACCGGCGCCAGTGCAGGCATCATCATCACCTTACACCGCAGCATCGAACGCCGGATTCACGTCATCCCGGCGGACCCGGTGATTCAGTCCGAAATAAACCAGATTTGCGCGGAATTTCAGGAACGGGTCATCAATCATCGCTGGTATGCGCCGGTCAGTGTCGACGACGCTGTGATTCCACCCGCAGCAGATGAAAAAAAGACGGTGGACGTTCCCGACCTGGTCGATGATTTGACCGCCCTGGGACGTCTGCGCGACGAACGAAAGCGCCTGGACGATGACATCGCCGAACACGAACTTCGCATCATGGACGCGCTGGGGGATGCCCAGGTCGGGAATGCCGGGCCGTATGTCGTCGAATGGCCGGTGCGCCACTATAAAGAACAGCCAGAGAAGATTTCCCCGGCTAAACCGGCGCGCACCATTCGGTTGAAAACCTTAAAAATCAAGAGTATGGTTTAACTCGACCCTGCCCTTTGGGTCACTCCCAAAAGTCTTTTGCCCCGTCTAGCGCCGGGGCTTTTTTTATTCTTCTTCGTCGGTTTCGATTTCTTCTTCGAATACCTGTTCCGCCGTCACGATCAGTTCAAGGATTTCGACGGGGGTTTTGTCGACTGATACGCCGTCCGGGAATAACTGGCAATAAATCAGAGAACACCCGCTTCGACCGCGTTCCGGCGCCACGGCCAGGATTTCGCTGGAACGAATGAACAATGGCCCCAACGGGGTTTCCAGCTTAATCATCATTCGACCACCTGTTCCCTTTCCTTGAGTTTTCCCGAGCGGTCATTATCTGCAAATTCCAGGGAACGTGCAGTCCGCAAACCAGGGGATTTTTCAGGGGAATGATGTGGTCGACTGAATACTGATCGCCGGTTTCCGATGTTAGGCTGCGCGCCGTCGCGTATATACGTCGAATTTCTGCCTGGTTTTCGTCACTTCCCCGGCAAATGTTCGCCAGGTTGATTTGATTCGCGCGGTCGCCGCTATACCTTTTCAGATTGGCACGATGTTTTGGTCGACAGAATCGGGCGCGGTTGATGATGTAGGCATTTTTTCGATAATGCTCGCTCCAGTATTCTTTCCGACTGCCGCGCTTTTCGTCGCATTTGCGCTACCGTCGCCTGAGTTCTTCGGCGCCAATTTCGATCCGATCGATCTGCGCGCATATACAGCATTGCTTGCTTGAGACAAATCGAGGCGCCCGGTGTCCGAACTTGCAGTGTTTGCCGGTGCAGTAGTAGCGCGCTCCGATTTCCCTAGCTTCGGCGACGCTGGAAATCATAATCAGGTCGGCAATTCGTCGGTTTTGATGACCTGCGAAATCCGCAAGGCGCGGTCCCCTACCTGGTCCGCCCATTTCGACCGCAGCATTTCGTCACCAGCTTTTTCGAACTCGCCGGATTCAAGAAATGCCAGGGTTTTTTTGAACTTCGACAGACCGAACGTTCCAAGGTTGAACGCCATGTTCACGACCGCCGCCTGGCGGTTCGGCGACAGATCGCGCCAGAACGGTAGCATCTGATCCAGTTCTTTGATGATGCGAACGATGTCGTTTTCCAGCATGAACTGGGCTTCGGCTTTGCCGATCCCGTTGTCCTCTAGGTTGCGCCCGATGCCGATGGTGAGTTTGCCGCTAGTGCAGTAATACGGTCGCAGTCGACATCCTTCGTCTTGCTCCAGCCAGCGCGATAACGCCCTGAAATCCAGTCCCATGATCGAACCCCCCGGTCATGGTTAGTTTTGCTTTGATTTGATTTGCGTCACTATCTTTTCGCCGGACCTGGCGACAACATATCCGCCCAGGCCGATCTGTAACAGCGTCCAGGCTTCCCAGGCTTCATCTCTTAGCGGGTTGGGTAGCCACCCCAGGGAATCGCCCACCGCCAGTGCTAAGAATGTCAGCATGGTGATCGGTCGCCAGGTCGCGGTCACCCAGTGTTCGGATTGAGCTTCTGCCTGGACGATCCCCGCCCTGGCTTTCAGTGTTTCTTGTTCGTAATCGAAAACCCGCTGCATCGCCGCAGCTTGCACATCGAGCAAATGACCTTTTGCTTTTAGCTTTTCTTCTTCGGATGTGTGAAGTTCGTCGACCAGTTCCGCCGCTGGCTTAAAGATTCCCGCAATAAGATCAACAACGCCCACGGTTTAATCCTCGTATTGATCCCCGTACAGGATGCGCTGAACCGTCTTCGTTTCGTATATTCGAATTGCGGTCCAGATGATGGTAAACAGCGCCGCCAGGGGCGGAAGAATCGCACCTATGGTTCCCAGCATGGTCGCAACACTCGCATTTTGGTCGCTTCGTCCATGTCGGAAAACTGCCTTGATGGTTTTGTGGATTGTACCATTTGGAACATCCTATGCCATGTCAAAACGCTTGACATCGGCCTCGGCGAGTAGCATCCGCGCCCTGGTTAAGTCGGCATAATAGGCGCCGCGACAATGATCTGACGCCCACCAGCTGAACATCCAATCGATCGCGATCCGCAGCTGTTTCCAGCCGGGCTTAGTGCGTAATCGCCAGGACCGACCGCTGATTGATTCGTTCGGATTCTTGCCGATTAAAATCGTTACATTCAACAGCTGCGAGACGGCATCGCCGACGCGCACCAAATAATTGAAGAAACGATGAACAGCAAGGGTATACATAACCCGATAATTACGCATGTCAGTCCCCATTCAGTCGCGCGTGAAATCATTCGCCTGCGCTTCAAACGCATCGCGTTCCAGTGCCAGTTTAAAATATAGCGAATACACCGCGACGTATAAATCCTGATAGGTCATGGTCGCGCCGGTATCCGCGCCGGTTTCTGGGTTGATTAGCGAAATGCTGGTCAGTGCATTCTCTGTCGTGAACGCTTCCGATACGCTTCCCGCTGATTTGCTTATGCTTTCGCCGTTGTCGAGATTGATAACCTCGGTCTCCTCAAAAGTGATGCCCTTTGAGTCGATGCCGTTATTGATTGTAACGCGGTTAGACCGAACATAAGACGTTCCCGCAAGTGTGGTTTCTTTGTAATTCGCCATAATTAGCTCCAGGGTGTTCCGGTGTCAGTGTCGGGTGATTGCTGCTTTGCGATCTGATCGGCAATGGTTTTCTCTGCGCCTTCTACTGCGCCCTTTCCCAGCGCCGCCTTAGTCCACGCAATCGCCATGGCCTCGGTGATGGCCTCGTATGGCGTATTCTCGGCGTATTTTTGAATGCTTGCTGTGCCATAGGTTGATCCGCTCACATCGCCGTCAGAGCCTGTCACGCGCCAGTGAGCGGTAGTCGCTCGATTGGTCGCTGTGTCTCGATCTATTGCGGAAACCTTCCATGTGATTTGCATGCGTTATGCTCCTTTAAGTGCAGCTACTTCTGTCTTGAGTTCTTCAATCATTGCCTGCTGCTCTTGGATGGCTTTGATTGCCTTCATGTACATAACGCTGTACTTGACTGACTTGAGCCCGTCCTCTCCTGTATTAACTAGCTCCGGTGAGGTTTGCTCAAGCTCCTGTGCGATGACGCCAATGTGCTTGTCCCCTGTGGACTTGAGTGTGTAGTTACGTACCTTCACGGCCATGATGTCGTCAAGCTGTGGAGAAGCGTCTACGATGTTGTCCTTGAGAGACACGTCCGACAAGGCACCATAGCTGTTATTAGTGTTTTCAAGGTTGCCGTCAGACCTTACTGAGCAGTTGGTTGTTCTTGTACCGCCTACGTCGCTTCTAAAGGATGCAAGGGTTGTCGTACCTGACGCTGTAGCCCTGTAGAAGCTAGTAGCTACAGCACTGCTGTCGCTTTCAACAAGTAGCCGTTCTGTTCCTATCTGGCTAGTAGCACCAACCAGCAGGTTGCCGCTGGAGTCTATGCGCATGGCCTCTGTAGCGTCCACACCACCATCAGCAGTGCCGAACGTAAGCGCAGAATCCTGCCTATCTACATCTGACTGGGATCGTACATAAGCACCAATAAAGTCATTGGGTACTCCGTTTGACTGGTAAAAGTCTAAGCTAGCGCCTGTCGCGGAGCCGATGTTGACGAAGTAGTTGAGACGAATATTGGCTGTGTCAGCGCCTACGTCCCCTATCTCAAGGTTTTCAGACGGGCTAGAAGTACCAATACCAACGTTGCCGTTGGAGTCGATGGTCATGTTCTCAGACAGTACTGATGGAGTACCTGTGAAGAACGAAAGACTAGCCGCTCCAGAAGAATCCGCGCCTTCCGCTCGTATCTGAGCAGCCACACCAGCATCATCTGTGTCTGCGTGTGCAAACTCAATAGTACCGATAGGGTTGCCACTGATGGTCGTAGTGTCAGCCCGCGTCAGGCGTAAACGCCCGCCTCCTGAGCGGCTTACCTCTAGCTCTACGTCAGTCGGACTACTAGTCCCAATACCAACCCGATTATTCGTAGAGTCAACGTGCAGGGTGTCGGTGTCTACTGCTAGGTCGCCTGAAATGCTCGCGCTTCCGAATGTTACTGCGTCCGAAGTGCCCAGTCCTAAGTTATCCGCCGCAGCCGATGCGCTGGTCGCACCCGTGCCGCCCTGGGCGACCGCCAGGGTACCGTCGACCGTTTTCGCGCCGCCGATGTTAATCGTCCAGTTTGACTTTGTACCGCTGCCAGCAAACCCAAACACGTCGACCACCAGTGTGGTCCCGCTGTAGCTGGTCACGATACAGTCCAAGAAGTTGGTTTCAGGCGCCGCCGCATCCGCAATTCGCAGGGGCGTCCCCGCCTGGTAGGGCTTGTCGGAGTCCGCCGTCGTGAACGATTTCGACCCGGTGCCAATCGCGACCGAACTGGTCGACGTCGAATTGTAAATGTCCCCGGCTTGGGTCACGAAATCTTCGAACGCATCAGGCAATCCGTCGACGTAATTGGTTCCCTCGATTTCAAATTGCCGTCCGTAATACTCCAGCGTTCGGTTCTGGATCGGGCTGGTCGATACCAGGCGCCCGTATATGTTCTGGGTGATATACGTCGCCGGGTCGTCCGGTTGGGGTATCACCAGGATGTCTTTCGCGATTCCGCGCTGTCGGTCGATATTATTGAACACATTAGAAAAAATTTCAGCTTCCGGGATGTTCAACAATTCGAATGTGACCCGTCGGAATCGCTCGACTTCGTCGATAAATGTCTGACCACCGCGTGATTTGATCACCCTGGATTCGTCCACGAATTCAAATTCCGCGCCGAATGCGTAGTTTGTGGACGGTCGATAGGCCGGTCCGCATACCATTCGACCGATCTGGATATACCCGTCCGCGTTGTCACCGTCCACGATGTCAATGCGGAAATACTGCGCCACCGTTGGAGTATCCAAAACGTCGAACGATGAAATGGTGTAATTCGCCGCCACTTCCGGGTTCAGGAATCCACCCCAAGAAAAGACACCCCAGGGCAATGTCCCGAATTCTTCGACCACCGGCCAGGCATCGACTGTTCCGCTGTCGTATACGGTCGTCGCAAAATCCGACACATTCGACAGTCGGAACCGAATGGTCCCAGTTTGAGAAATGTTGTGGCGAATGATCGCCATGAAATCGATCACCTTCCCGGCGCCGAAATCGACATCGATTTGGACCGTCGTCGTTCCATCGGATCGATAAACCTTTACCAGCTGCCGGTCCTGGACGTTCGTAATCGGCAGGGTCGCCACCTCGGAATCCGCCGTGATCGAACTGGCGTCATCGATGCGGTTCTGGCTTGAAATGATGATGCTCGACATTCTATCCCCACAATTCCAGTTCGACTTCGTTCACCGCCGCGTCCTCAAATAACGACACCACCGCGAACAGCTTTCCCGAATCGAGAGAATACCGCGAAAACGTGATTTTGACGATGTCGCCCAGCTTCAAAGTGAACGGTTGCGCCTTGCAGCGTATGCGATAAACGTCCCGCTGGACCTTGTATAGCGTCAACAGTCGGGTCGCCTCGGCTGGAAAAAGTCCGCGTCCGCTGCGCCACTGTCCAGGGCATCTTCGTCGAATACAGTGTGGTTTTTCTTGTATTTCACGATCACCGTCGACGTCGGTATTTCGGTCGGCAATCGGTCCAGTTCGATGATGTTCGTCGAATCCAGTTCCAGGTCAGCCGCCCCACTCGGTGCGATCACCCGCCCGACGTTGAACAGGCCGGTTCGATTGAAACCATAAAACGCGCCGACTGTGTTGGCGATCTTATCCATCGTTTCCAGAATGCTTGTCCGGGTGGGAACATATACCCCCAGTGGCGCGCTGTTGGCCGTTTCCAGGGCGGTAAACGATGCCGTGTCTATATCGTCCGGGTCCGTCAAACCGCCGTATTCGACCGCCAGGAACCGCAGAATG